GCGAAATCTCAGTCTGTCAATAAAAGAAGCATTTGAATGATGAAAATAGCAAGAATAGTACCTGTAAAAATTGTAGGTTCACCATTCTTTATAAATAATTCTAAAATAAAAATTGGTATAATTTGCCAATCCATTTTTTCTACTCCAACGAACTATCAATAACTTAAATGCATTTTTGTTCCGCTGCAGATCTCTCCGGGATAATCGAGCGATGTAATAAAATGCCAATCATTGTAATTTTTCTTTGACATAATCAAAAACACTTCCAGCAAAGAAAAACAAAACCAATATCAGTACTGTAATACCTAAAATGTCTTGAGTATCCATATTTTAACCATTAAAAAAGAAAGAAAGATAAGCTAAATATTTGTCAGAAATAAAAGAGAATATCTTGAAAAAAAGCCAAAAAATAGGAGGTGCAATTATTGCGAGCAATGCTATAAAAAATAATGCAACCGTCATAGCTCCAAAAACACTATCTAAAAATTTTTCAATTTTAGCGTTTATATTAAACCCCATCTATAAGTAATGCCCCAGTAGGGCTTGTATGAAAAATTCTTGTGTGTCTCGTTCTCTGTGAATATAACAATGTACGTCCACAGTATGAGCATTGTACCCATGTTTGCGAGATATTCTTTAAATAAGGCAGTATGTTATCTGCGAGCATAGCTCGGTTCTTACCGTTTATATACATACGGGAGCCTGTAATCAGAGAGAAGAAGTTTTATTTGCTAATTGTGTCTGTTCGCTCGTAGACACTCGCTCTGTTTCTTGAGCGAAATAGTTAAATGGTCTATCTCCATCCTCCAATAAGCGTCTACAGTCGTCCTGATCTACGTCATGTAAGATCGTACCCTGTTGGGTATAAGCAATGTATTTACCGTTTTTCTTCATACAACCTGAAAACCTAGGAAGATCTGTTGGTTTATATGCAACCTGTTGCGAGTAGTCAGCGTAAGGTTTACTAGGGTTATATTTCATAGCAATGGAATCTAAATCTACAGGGTTACGGGCTTGTAGCTCAGCATTACGTTTCTCAGGGTTTTGTAAATCTGCATATTGTTCGGGTGTAAGCCCTGCCATAGCAGCGTCATGTTTTAATTTTTCGTCAGGGGTTTGTTCTACTGGAGGGTTTTGTTGCTTTTCTACGATCTGTTTATCACCAAAATTTAAATATTTCTGCGCTGTCGGTAAGCCGATATAAACGCTAAAAGCAATCAAACCACCGACCATCAATAAACCTTTTACGAGCTTGGGCGGTATTTTAAATTTGTGGGTGTCTAAAACAGTTGATTCATACCAGTTGAATACTTCTTTTTTGGGTTTAAAAATTGATGTGGTACATCCGCTTTTAATAGAGGCTTTCTGCATGTCGTCAGGATCAGATTCAACATGACCCCACATTCGCTTGACAGCAAAAGGAACATTTCCGTTTCTCACTAGATGGATATGTTCAGAAGTCAATCGTCTAACATGCGTATGAATAAACATAGGATGCTGAGTAACGATATAAATATCTTTACCCTCATGACGATGTTTTTCTAACAGAGTCATCCATTTCGGCAATTCTTCTGTTTTTGCATTTGTTGGAACATCGCGTGTAAATTCCTGTACTTCATCGACGAAAATGACTGACGTTTCTGGTGTTTCTATCCAATCTTTGAAATGTTCAATTGTTTGATAAGGAAAAGGAATTTCAGGAGTTAAGCCACGTATATTGCATAAGTAAACAGGACGACCTGAGTTAGCTAGATCTTGTGCTAATTCCATCATCATTGCAGTCTTATAAGAACCAGGCTGAGCGGTTATGAGTTTAATAGCCATAAGTAATTAACCTGTATTAATACCGAAAGCACGTACAGCAACTGACATGAGTTTTAATGAAAAACAAGCTGAATATGCAGTGAGAATAATTGTCATTAAACTAGGAAAATCTAAGTAATTAATGACTTCTAAAGCTGTGCCACCTACAACGCTCATTTGTGAAACGGTGTCATGTATTTGAAGAATCAAACTGTCAAATTGTGGCTGTGCAACATTTTTTAAAAACTGATAAACAAGAAAAGCCACGACTGCACCAGTAACAGCTTTTATTATCAATCTAACGATTGGGAATAAAATTATAAGAAGCGGTAAAGGAAGCATTAGAAAGCCCTCACTGTTGCGTCAATCATACGAAGTGCAAGCATTAAAACTGAGAGTTTAAGAAACAATTTGAGAAGTGCTAATAAATCGCAGTATTTAGAAATTGGAACAGTAAAACTTCCGTATAGTGGGATGCTATTAATTGTTATATCTGATACACACGCATGACTTGATGAGTAAGAAAGTTTATTTGCTAATGATTGCAATGCACTTGTGGCTTCAGATTCGGCAGCGGTAAACCGTGGGTCATTGCTTGGTTCTCCTAAAGCATCTATTTGTTCTTTGCCCTCATCAGAGAAAACCCTATCTAGCTTGTTGTTTGTTTCTGAAATAGCTTCGCTAGTTGCTATTGTAGCTTCTTCGATTTTTTCTAAATGACCGTTTGCAGTTTTTTGACCATCAATCAGTGTAGAAAGCTTTGTTGATATGCCACTGATTGCAGCTAATAAAGAATCTTTTAAAGACTTAATAGCATCAAGGATAGGCTTGAAATCAATTGAGCCTGTTTCACCAGTTCCCCCTGTTTCGCCATCACCATTTCCATCACCATCACCGCCACCATTGTCGCCACCGTCTGAATTATTCGGGTCATTTGGGTTAGGTTGATCAGGGTTCGGATTGTTCCTAACGCAGATTTTTGAACCGTTATACGTTGTTTCGTAATATCCAGATGGGCAAGTTGAGTTATTTGGAGATTGTGGACAGTATGAACCACCGTTCATGCAGTTATTAGGGTCGTCGGGTTGATCTGGTTCAGGTGGATTGCTCGGATTGTTTGGACCTGAACGAACGCATAGTTGCTGTCCATTAAAAGAACCACTTACATAACCCTCGCCACAGCCCTCTGGTGGTCTATTGCAATAGTCTGCACCGTTACAAGTTTCGTTTTGGGGTGGCGCTTCGTTGTCGGGACAGTAAATAGAGCCATCGCTTGCACGCATACAATTGTCATCGGGTGGGACATAGCATTGACCATAGGGGTCTGTTTTATCGCAAGGTGGTGGTGGGTCGTCAGTATATTGATTTGTACAGTTTGTACCATTGCCTGTGTATTGCATGATAGTGTTTGAATAGTCGTTCATATCTGTACGTCTGCCTGAACCCTCAGCTGTACATCCGTCTTTACAAACACGCGTGGGTACATGTGTAGTTTGATATTCAAGCCAAACAACAAGAAGAGTTCCCGAGCTTGGACATTGATTAAAGCTTTGTAGAACAGCAGTTGTTGAACCTACAGAACCGTCTATACGTGTAAATCCACATCTGCCTTGTCCTACATCACCATTTGAACTTTTATAATTTGGTGGAGGTGCGACAGTAAAATAGCCTATACACGCTTGATTAGAAGTTGGGTATGTTTTGTTTATACCTTCTGCTGTGTTATAGAAAACAGTAGCAGCAACAACGCTGAATGAGCATATAGAACTGAAAAATAAAACTAAATATTTAAAAAATCTCATGTTTACCCCTAAAAAAATCTCTTAAATATTGAGTTGGCAGAGCCGAAACCCTGCCGTTTTAGTTAACTAAAGAACGCTGCTTTGACCCACTTAAAGACAACAGCAATACCTGCAAGAGCAAGTAATGCAGTACCAACAGCGGTGATTGCAGTTGTTCCGTCAGTTGTTAAAGCGTCGATAGGACCTGAGACATCAATTGCAGCGTTTGAAGAAACAGCAGCAGCGGAAAGCGTTGCAGCTAGACCGTATTTTTTAACGTTTGCAAGAAAGTTTGATGCAGTGCCGTATTTTTGTTTAACAGCTTGTACATTTTGTTCGTTGAATTCCATAGGAATCTCCTTTTTAAATGTTAAACCCCAAAAAACTGAGGATGATTTTGAAAACAGCTTGAACGCCCCAAAGAACTGCAAACACAGCTATTAAAGCCCCAAGTGTTTCAACAGATGCATAAGCAACACAGCTTGTTTGGTCTGAGCCGTAAAGTAAGCAAATCATTGTTTAAACATCCTGTAGTAGCGAATGAGCACGTATATAGCGAGTGGATGTGCTAAGACGCCGATTAAGAAGAAGTACCAAACTGCATAAGTCAAAATTAATACCCCTTATTAATTCTTAGCCTTGACATTTAGTCATATGAAAAGGCAAATACTGATAATGAAAATATGAGTAACACTTAGGACATTCCGCTTGATTATCCCCCATTACTGCTGTTATATTCATACTTAAAATTTCCTAAGTTATTGATTTTATTAACATATTATACATTATACGAAGTAATGTAATTTAAGCCTTTGATATACAAAGGCTTTTTGCTGTTTAAGCTACTGCTTTCGGTGGTATTGGTAACTTCACGCCTACAACTACGTACTTCATCGCTTTACCAGTAGTCACCATGTCAAACGTAATATCGGCAGTAATTGGAAAGTCAGATTGTTTAAACTGACGTAACAAAGCCATGTTGCTAGAGTCTTGCCAGTTAAAGGTCTCACAGCCATTACCAATAGCCATACCAGTACTTAAATCCATTGGAATCTCACAGTACAAAGCTACATGATCATAGTGACGACCCGATTTATCATCAGGTTTAAAATCAACAGCTTTAGCACCTAAAATTTTTACAGTTGATGTATGCATTACATTCTCCGAGCAGTTATAAGCACATGATCGAGTCGCTTGGGAAATGCAAGCGGATCAGAGCAACAAATTAAATTGATGAGTTCTTCAGGTTCGAATACGTCTTTAAAGACGTTGATGTATTTCCCGTATTGATGCTTGATATTCTCAATAGCATTATGGAAATTGATTTGAGCCGTTTTGGTAATGGTTTCAATACGTTCAGGCTGTATATGTTCTGCTAAATCACGGAAACATGGATAAGCAGCAATGAAATATTCAGACGGTGCAAGTAGCATATCGAACGGCAATATGCGATCTATTGACTTAAATTCGACCTCAGCACGTTGCCAATTGTCGTTAGGATCACCCTCAGCACGACCTTTTTCATACAATCTCAGATATTTACCTGAATCACGGCTACCGATACATAAAGTACGTCCTTTACCGTTTGGTCTACGCCAATTACCTTTATGCTCGATATTTGGTGCACGATTGCCAAGTTGAAACCCACCTAACCCATCTTGCATATTGCCCCAATCTACACTGATGTTTTTACCTTCAAAGTCATCATGTGCAATGTCTACACGGGTTAATTTCGCTCGCTTAGCCTGAGTAACTAAGAAGTGATAAAGTCTTAATTCCCAACCACTTTTAGCGAAATTACAGCCCCGACCGTTGATCATGATCAAGATTGTATTGCGTTGACCGCCAATACAGACAAAACCAAAATCTTCGCCTAATACGTAGCTTTGATTATAGAAATTCAGACCACTGTTACGGCAATGTGTCGTATTAAATCCAAATATGTGCTCTAAGATTGGATCAAGTATGTCTATGGCAGCAGTACAACGGCTTGATTCAAGAATATATTCATCATCTTGCCATAACGTATCACTGAGAGACTCTAAGCCGATTGTGAAATTCACCCAGTCAATGACAGCAATTTCATTGTCGGCAGGCATTCTGTATTCAATATGCTTCACGCCATCATTGGTCATGATCATATGAGTATGAGGAATGGTATATAGCGTATTGTGTTGGTACGGGAGATCGGCGTCTTGTGGACGAGTATCGAATTTCTTTACCCCCATCTTATTAATGGGGGTTCCAATTGCTTCCTTTTTCATTCCCCCCGATAAAACAGTGGGGATTGGTTGTTTTTTGTACTTATCCATTAGCAAATCCCCATTGATCTAAAATTATCGTTTTCAGCTTTGATAGCGTCACAGTAAGCAGCGACTTTGGGATTTTTAAAGCCCCAAGCAATCATTGTTGCTTCGATATAAAAAAGGACTGATTCAGTTTCAAATGCAGGATTTCCACCGACAATGAGTTCAACACCCCTGTCATGAATAATCTTGGCTACGATCTCAAAAGCTAGTTCTTTTTCCATGTGACAACATCACAAGCAACAATTTGACAGAAATATAACAGAATTGCACGCAACACCGCAACGTGTGACAGAATAATACTGTTGCATGAAACAATGTTGGGACATCACATGAAAAAATCAGACTTATCAAAAACATATAGAATTCGTGGGGAATTCGTAGAGTCAATTAAAGAGAAATCACTTGACTTTATTATTGAAACTAAAGAAAGAATCGAAGAAGCAGATATAATAAATGCTTTAATTTACAAGCACTTAAAAGAAATTAGCGCAAAAGATGTAACAAAATATATCGAAGAGATAAAAAAAGCAGATTAATTATTGTGGTTGATCCTGACTATTAGGAAAATAAGATGGAAAGTATTTTATATGCAGCTTTAGCAGCAATAGTAATATTAGTAATTGTATGTATTGTTATTATAGTAAAAATAATAAATTACTATAAAGACAAAGACATAGAGTTCGAATTCAAATATTCAGAAAAGAAAAAGGAAGATAAATAAATATCAGGGAAAGGGAGCGCGACAAGTCGCTGCCCCCTTCCCTTCCTCCTCCACTTCGCATAATGAACATTGATGTTAAATGCCGTTCGAGTGCATAGAAATTGTCGCATCATTGACAAAAAACCCACTGGAGACTCTCCAGTGGGCATGTTTGTACAACGAAAACGGCAAGTAACATAATGTCTAAATTAT